CAGTTCCTGCCGCAGTCAAACGACCTTGAGCATCTACTGTAAATGTAGGAATTGCTGTTGTAGATCCGTATGATCCAGCTGTTACTGCTGTGTTGTCTAAATCAATTGTTGTAGTGCCTGTTGAATCGCTATATGTTGCTGTTAGTCCAGTGCCACCAGAAACGTATGCTCCAATAGCATCTTGAATTACTTCTAGGGATCCAGATGTAGAAATCCAGTTTGTTCCGTCATAAAAGTATACAATTTTATCTACTGTATTGAAATATATTTGACCGTCTACTGGGCTTGAGGGCGCAGTACTAAGGTTTTGAATTCGAGCATTTTGTAATTCATTTTTGTTAAGGTCTAAGCTAACTAAAAATTTTCTTGCCATTTTACTTCTCCTTTATGACAGGTATGCTGTCCCTGAAAATGGTTGAGCCATTGTCAGTTTAATCGTGTTTGCATTAACATATTCTAGTCCAGTTTCAACTGTTTCACCTGAACTATCTTTTGTTGTTACGTTTGGAAAAAATCCTAAATTATGTGTTATTGATACTGAATATACGTTGCTAACTGGTCCAGTTACTTGAGCTATTTCCCATGATTGAGAAAATGCAAAATCTGCACCTTCTACAGCCAATTGAATTATGTTTGCGTTAGTCCAAGATGTGTCTGTAAGTTTTGGTCCATAGAATTCATGTGTAGTATTATTAACATAAAAATCTCCTGTGACCCCAAGATTGTTTGATGGGGCAGAGTTTCCATTTAATATAGTTCTTCCAGCAGGACCTTGTGGTCCTGGTGATTTTATAATTACTTTATTTTTTACTTCTGTTACTATTACTTTTTCTGTTGACATTATATAGTTACCGATCTACTGAGAGTTAAAAACCCTTCAAGGAGTTTTATTTTATTCCCGTTAGAATCGACAACCATAATGTCATAAGAAGATTTTGGATAAAAGAGTTTATTTGTCTGGGTAGGTGTCATTTTAACGGTTAGTGTTCCAGTTGCGCCATTAATTGTTATACCACCAGAGGGTGATGTTAGTGTAAATGCTAGTTTGGATCCACCTTTAGTATCACGTACTTGCATCTTTGCAGTTGCATTTACTAAACTTATTGGTGTGACTTCATCCTCTAAGGTGTATTGAACCTCAAAGGTGAATGTAGCATTTTGATCTACTTCAAAATTCTTTTGTACTGCCATTTTCAAAATCTCCTAAAATAGGAAAACTCCTATGCTTATTTTAGCACAGGAGCCTTCTTAATTCAGTTTACTAAATTACTTAGCTGACTTGAAACCAAACTCTTGATTGCTTGGTGAAAGAGCCTTTAAAATTACTGGGGCTACTGCTGCAATTCCACCCATCAAAAGGTCCCTTGGATTTGTATTACCAGTCATGTACAAAGCTATTGCTGCTGAAAGGAATGCACGAGAATACGTTCCAACCGCTGCTAAGATTTGTTCTGTCATTGTTATTACTCCATCGTTATTTAGATCTTTTTTCATTAAGATCCTCCTATTTCTGAGCCTTGTGCCCAGGAATTTTGGGGGTTACCCAATACTAATATAATACCACTATGCAGAGATATCTACAAGTTCACAATTTCCGTCAGACGTACATGCAAGCGTGGCGTTTGTAGAAGTTCCATCTTCTGTTTCATAAAAAGATAAATCTTCCCAACGAATAGACTTTGGCATCTTAGACAACAAGTCTTCGTATTCTTTTTTTGTTATTTCTTGATATGGTGCTTGCTTGTATGAATGATCAGAAGAAGGCAAGAATGAGATTCCAGAAACTTCATCAAAGTTTTTGTATACCCAGGCGCCAACTTCCATCCATTCGTCTTCTTTTACTGACACAGTAATTGAAGGCTTATGTTCACACCATGCTCTTTGATAAACAAGCCATGTGTTTAAATGATCTATAGCGGTTAAATCGTTTCTAACAATTGCATCGTCTGGAGATTTTATTGGAAAAGAAAATACATATGTTTCTGTTGGTTTCATAACGTCATCTTCGACTGGTATGCCCACTTCTTTTAAGAAAACAGAGATTGGGTCTGTCTTTGATCCACGAACTGTTCTAATATAATATTTAGAGTGCCACGGATGCATTCCAGAAGAAACGCCGACTAGCTGCGAGACTGTACCTGATGGCTTAACGCAAGTAATTGCTGCTGACTCTTGAATTCCAATTTTTTTAGCCTCTTCAGCATTTACCTTTCTTGCTGATTCACGAAGAGATACAAGAGTTTGCTCTAGTTTGTCTAAACCTTCTTGTCCAGAAAAGAATTTATGTCCAAATTGTCCTGTTAAAGATACGCCAAGCAGTCTTTCTTCTTCTGTATTATCTTTCCAAATTTTACGCAAATATTTAAAGTCTGTTAATGTAGATTGCCACGTTCCTAAAATAGTGGCAAGTCTTACTTTATTCTTAACATCATCAACTGTATCCTTTTCACGTAATACGACTTCTGAAAGGTTACAAAACTGATAAGGACGCAAAATAATTTCTGAGCAAGGGTTTGTCCCATAGTGTATTTCAGGATCCCGCCTTCCATATCTAGCTGCTTGTGCTTGTGCAGCGGCAACATTATAAATTCCACGTTCTCCAGATTTTGAGTCATAAAGATTTTTCCATTCTGCTATAAATTGTGCCATTTCTGGTTTTCTAGAATAAGCAACTGAGTTATTTGACAATGCTCTTTGTGGACTATTCTCCCACCAATTACCTGACTTGGCTGCTGCCATTTCAATATCATTAATATTAGAAAGAGATATCATTGCAGATCTACGAACGCCACCAACTACAACAACTTCTCCAATTTTACACATAAGGTCATGACACTCAATTGGCTTTAAGTTTCTTCCAACTGCATTTTTAAATATCTTAATTGTAAAATCAAAAAGATTGACCAATGGCTGTGGTCCTGAAGATCTTCCGCCCATAGTTTTAAGTCTTGCGCCTGCGGGTCTAAGTTTAGTTACATCAACTGCTGGAATCTGTCCAGACCAAAGCAATGCTAATAGTTCACGATATGCTTTTGCCCAACCTTGTTTTGAATCTTCTACTGTAATTACTGTAGTTGATTTTTCCAAAGATTCTGGGACGGCAGGAAGTTTATTAATATATTTATACTCAACAGAAAACCCTACGCCAGTGCCACACATAAGAATGTACATTGTTTCATCAAATGAACGTGGTGAGTCAACTGGAACAAATGAACAATTGTATCCAGCAACATGATCTCTTTCTAATGCTGGACCAGAAGTCATTACTGCTCTCATTGATGGCATAACGTTTCTGTCTAAAACTGCTTGTTTTAATTCTGATATTAATTTTGCTGAAGGTTCGTATGAGTATTCTTTAAATAAATGATCTAGCATAAAAGAAAAATATCTATCTACAGTTTCTTGCCAATTTTCTCTGCGGTTTTCTTCTGGAACCCACTTTGCATATCTAGATAATGCAATAAAATTTTCATATGGGTTTTCAATTGTAAATGACATTTATATACGACCTTTTCTCCGCCAACGCAGTTTTAAAATTTGATTGAAGTCTAAGTGTACCAAACTTTATTTTATTGGTCTAGGTTTTAATTAAGTTTTTTTAAAATTTTATCAAATGAATTCTTAGTCAACTGTTTCCAATTATAATCTTTATGTATTTTAGTTGACTGAGCAAAATAATATCCTGAATATGCATTAAAGTTTATTGAAACGTCTCTCATAAGTTCAAGTAGGTGTTGATAGTTTGGCTCAAAAACTTTTCCTTCGTGTGGGAATGGCCAAGGTGAATCTATTAGTTCTGATTTTAATTTTAATGGACCTAAATATTTTTCGTAATGCGCCCAGCCGCTTGTACAAATTGTTGGCATGCCAGTTGCTAGTGCTTGCAGTGGAATAAATCCAAATCCTTCTCCATAGCTTGGATATACTAAAACATCATGAGACTGATACAGGTTTACAAGTTCTTCGTCATTTAAAACATCTGTAATTACAGACACATTGTTGTAATATTTATCTGGAACACCTAAAATATTTTTATCTAGATAATTGTTATATACTCTAGTTGTATTTATTTGATCTGCTTTAATGGTTAATGAATATCCTTCTTTATTTCCAAACAAGCTGCCGAATGCATCTAGTACCATTTGTCCAGCTTTTCTTGGTGCTGGTTCTCCTATATGCAAAAATTTAATTACACCCTCTTCTTTTCTTCTATTTGGTATCCACATAGGATCAATGCCGTGTGGGTATACATTAGAAACCTTAAAACCATTATCTTCAAATACATTTGCACACCAATCTGAAGTTACCCAAACTTCGTCGCATGCATCCATATAATATTTCCAATCTTTTGGAATTACAGTAGATTCCCATGGTGTATAACTAATTTGATATTGATTTTTATGTAATTTAAAATGTGATGGTTGTGAAAAATTTAATTGTAATTTAGATTTTGGATCTTGAAATGGAGTAAAGTGTCCTAAGTTATTTAAAGATTTTATTATATTTTTACTTGCATATCCGTATCCATTATTAGTTCTCAGGTTAACAATAGGCGTAGAAAATGAAATATTCATAAATTCTTTCTGGTCAACTGGGTTGACACGCTTAAGTAATCAATGCTACTATTATAGTTCGTTATCTCTAAAGGAGGAATGCCAATGGAGAGAATCAAACAAAGTTTGAGCGATGTAGTTCATAATTGGACTGTTATTATAATGATAACATTATTTTTATTTACAGTCCAGCCTGGTCCTACAATCAGTCAAGCTTTAACAACTGCGCCTGAGAAGGTACAAAAAACCGAAAAACAACTAAAGAGAGAAATAATAAATAAGTTCAGCAATGAAACTTATAAGCATTCTGAAATGCTTGCAGCCGAAGATTTAAAAGATTTATTATGGGCTGTAGGATTTGAAGGAATTGCTTTAAAAACAGCTTGGGCTGTTGCTAGGGTAGAGTCTAACGGGAGACCGCTTGCTCTAAACGACAACAAATCAACTGGCGATAAATCTTACGGGATTTTTCAAATTAATATGCTTGGGGAACTAGGCATAGATAGATTAGAAAAATTTAATTTAGTTTCAAATAAGGAATTATTTGACCCAGTAACAAACGCAGAGATAACGTATTATATGACCAAGGGCG